GAAGATCATTCTGCCACGTCTTTTGCGCGCCGCCGCTGTTACATCTAAGCGGACCGAAGCATGGTTGCGCTTGCCTGAATATCAGTGCTAATCAAGTATATAATTATGAATTCAACGTGCAACTTAATGACTATCAAGATGTAAAGTTTGCTACGGATGAATTTGAAAAGCTCTGGGCAGAGTCCATTCAACTATTGCCCGTCGATGTGCAAGACATTAAAAAGCAAACACACCTAAGCGACACAGTAACGCCATTCGAGCTTTATATTAAGGTGCTTACAGAATACTTTGGCAAGAATATTGATTATGATCCAGATGCATTAGGCGACCTGCCTGATAACTTCAAGAAATTAAGCTACCAGATAGATGCGGTAAATGAGGGCTTTAATATGTTATTAAAGCACAATGGGTTTATTCTGGCTGATGTGGTCGGCTTAGGCAAAACTGTTATTGCTACTTTAGTTGCGAAAAAATTCCTAATGCAAAATGGTCGTGATTACACCAAGATTTTAGTAGTTTATCCGCCAGCAGTAGAAAAAAACTGGAAAAATACTTTTAGAGATTTTCAGCTAGTGTAAGGCGGCGCGATATTTGGCACTAATTTGCGCTTTATTTGGTACACAAAAACAAGAGCTAATGCTTTAACGTACCAAATAATTTGCGACTATTATAAATATACTAATCCAGCTTATAATTTGCAGTTAACACGTTGGCCACTCGCCCTGTTTTTTTACTTAATCACCTTCATCAAGCTCAATACTTTTAATGCAGTGGTCTTTTTCAAATAGGTTCAGCAACTTGCAAAGCTGGCAGGGGATAAACCCACGACCATTCACCGCATATTTACCCATGCGGCTGCTAATCGTTTCGTCAGGGCTGCCAATCAGCAATGTATTAACAAGCTGATCGAGTGCAATCAATAGGTTAAAAAAGTAACGCTTCATTTTTATATAGGATAGTCGGGCATCATTAACACCGCCGCATTGGGGGTAAGCATTGGCTGAGTACCCGCAATCACTTGGGCTTTATAAGTTTCTGCATCTACCCACACGCTGGCCTCCCATGTGGCAAAGGTTTGCGCCAGTGGCTGAAACGCATTGGCAAAACCTGCATAAAGCATCAGCGTATTTCCGCCACTAAAGCCCAATGTTTTTGCCTTTTCATCAATGGTATATTGCAGCGCAGCGCGGATAGATTCAATTGATTGTTGTTGCAACTCACCATCGGTTAGTGGCACTGGTGGCAGTGGCGTGAGTGCATGCCATGCATCTACAACTAACAAAAACGGGTCAATATCATGAATGGTTGCATTTTGTGTGTCATCATCATTAAATTCAATATGACCTACTACGCCATCCCACTGCAAAGCTCTTATATTTGCATCAAGCATAGGTAAATCCACATGGCGAAACTCGCCATCAATACCTACTGTGCCATCAGGCGCAATAATTGTTAATCTCATTTTAATAACTCCTGTTTAGTGTTGGCTAATTGCATTAAAGCCCCCGCCACTTGTTGGCTGGCTGTTACGCTTTCGTTTCTCATACTTTCGACTGCTGCACCAGTTTCACGGTTGACCTTGCTATTTTCAATCAGTAGCACGGGCATCCAAGCCATCGCACAATCGCCATTGCTAATAGTTTCACCTGTTTGTGGGTTTTGTCCTTGCACATGAATCCAAAAGCGGCACTTGACTAATTCACCGTTACGGATAGCACCATCCTCAACGCATTCGTCACCCCCCATCATTGGGCATATTATTTTTGCATCTTTAGCCATTTAATTAATCTTTCTGAGCAATGATGAAGTCGTTGTATTTGATTGCAGGTGCACCACCGCCTGTATGGGTGTGTGAGCCACCTGAGCCGCCCCCCGCTAAACCCATATCATTTATCACTGGTGTATTTGAAGTTGTTGTATACCCCCATGTTGGGCTACTGCCCAATGAGCCACTGCTATTTACAGATTTAGTATGAGAGTGAGATGGAATCTGTGCCGTAGTTAAAGTTGTTGCACCAACAGAAGGATTAGCTGCACTCCATGTACTGAAAGCCGTTGAGCCGCCACTCCCCACCGCACCCGTTACAATTCGCATAATGCTGTCATTCAATGCCGCTGCTGTGTCTTTTGTCCAACCAGTAGGTGCGGCGGTTTGGTTAAACGTCATGCGAGTGCCAGCAGGAAACGAAACGGCGGCCGCTGCTTGGTAGCTTGGGGCAACGCCAGCGCCGCCAGAGGTTAAAACCGTGCCAATTGCACCCGCTGCAAGTTTGGCAAGTGTAGTTGCAGTATCGGCATAAAATACATCACCAATGGTAAATGTACTTTGACCTGTACCCCCTTTAACTGCCGTCACTACTGGAATTTGCGCGATAGGCACTTTTCCTCCAGCATCTAACTCAGCAACGCCACTGGCGGTGCCTTTGCTATCTTTTATGGCATTCACGTTATCTGCCATTTGCTTGATTGCAGCACGGGCATTGCCGGGGTTGTCCCCGGCTGCATCCATGTTGGTGGTATCCACCACTACTGTAGGCCATGCCATAATTTAAAATCCTCTCAAAAATGCGTCAATGTTTGCGTCTGCCAATACCTTGCTGGCGTTGTAAATCTTAATGCGTGGGCCAACGGCAACGTTTTTATCTATTACTTCATACGTCCAGCCTGCGCCCACGTTTTGCAGGGTGATTTGTAACTGCGTAATCACTAAAAACGGGTTACCGAATGGGATGCGAATATCACCCACGCCCAGCCGATGCGTGCCCGTTAAAATGGCGGTGTTGAGGTCGTTGATCTCCTCATTGAGTGAATTACCACTTAGCTGAATATTCAAGCTATACAAAATAGGCAGCGCGCCTGTAATGGTGACGCGCACACGAATATAGCGCGAGAGTAACAATGCGCCAGCCGTTGCCCAGCTTGAATAAGTGATGTTGTCATCACTGTGTTGCTCTTGTATTAGCACCGTGCCATCCGCCGTGGCGGTAATAATTGGCACGGTTGGCACAACCGAACCCAAATCAATGGTGGTGTGCTGGTAAGTCATGGGTGATGTGGGCGTTTTAGGCCATGTTGTCCACGTTGACCATGTGGTGAGCGTTGACCAGGTGGCGGAATCGCTGGTGATTAAATCGCCTGTGCCAGCATCCACAATGCAGCCTGTTTTAGTGCCAGGCCAGCCATAATTGCGCGGTAACTGGTTGTAGATCACACCCGCTAAACGCTGGTCAGCAAGGTCGGCGGTAATAAATTTGGCATTGAGCGATTCAATGCCTGAAGTATCAATGGCTTTAACTGCAAAGGTATAAAGCCCAGCTTCAAGCTGGTTATATTCAAACGGGCTTTGGGTAATGAGTCCATCGTGCATGGGTGTCATTTCAGCCCATGTATAAGCACCTGTTAATGCCTTGTAGCGTATTTGGTAGCCAGCGAAGTCTGGTGGCAAACCAAGTGCTAGCGCCATATCAAACTGGCGGGTGCCATCGGCTTGCACATTGACAAAAAAGCCTGAAACATCAGCAGGTGGTACAGAATAAGGGTCACCTATCCATGTTACCCACTCACCACGGCTTAACCCTACCCCCGCCACGCGCACATACACCGTGCCACGTTGTGCGGTGACTAAAATATTAGAACTAGAAACCTCACCCCTACGTTGCCAGCTTGCGCCGCTGTCATAGCTGGTTTCAATATAATAATGGTCAGCGCCCGCCGCTGGTAGCCAATCAATGGCCAGTTGCGGGTTGCTTGGTGTGCCTGAAAGCGTCACCGATAACCCTGTGACCAAAGGCCGCGTGATTTTTGCGGGCAAATTCCAGTAGGTGGATAGCGGCGGCGTTGTGCCAGTATCCGCCGTATGCACTGCCGCATCTTCGTTAATGCAGACGATTTCTACCTGATGAATAGAACGCGGACGCACTGAAAGCACACGCGCCAGTTTGCGGTATTCTTCCCCTTTGCCAAAGGTGAATGATGTTTTTTCACGGCTGCTGGTGGTGTCAGGGTCGAAGTCTAGCGGGTTGGTCAATACTGGGTGATATTCATCCTCACCCGCTGTGGCTAACCACGGGCCACTGAAACTGCCATCGCGTAATTTAAAGCCAAAGTAATAGCTACCAGCAGCAATCGTCACAGGCTCTGAAAGTGTTAGCACCCTTGTCCAAGCATCATAGCCAAGCACATCGCCTGAAACATTGCGTTGCATGCGATCATGCGCAATGGCAATCAAGTCGCCAAATGTCGGGATAAAACCCTCCATTTCAGTGGTGAAGATAATGGATTGTCGGCGGTAGCGATTGGCCGCTGCAATGTATCTGCCCTCGCGCCATGCTTGGTCTGCATTGGTCACGCCGAATAAATCTATAGGGAAAGGATTATTTGCAGAATAGCCCGGTAGTTGTGCCAAAATTTCAAGTGGCTTTTGTTTTGCGGCATCAAAATAAGTGACTAAAACACTATCAGCCGTTTCATCGCTTGGCAGCATATACTCAACCTTCATGCTGCCTTTAACAATGTTGCGCTGGTTAAATAAAGCGACTGGCAAGGTGACTACGCCGTCACGGGTAAAATGGTACATGCCGCCTTGCACATAGGGCTTCATGCGGCCTGTGCGGGCAATCAGGGTAAGCGCCTCCCACAGCACTTGCTTTTGGTCAAATATGCCGTCGAACTTATCACCACGGGCGCTTAAAATGGCATCGAGTGCCAATAGTTGTGCTAAATCAATACGACTATCAGCAATGCCCCCGCCATAATCAGCACGCAGTGCATCAGCCAATGCCCAGCAAATAGAGCGCGTCGCCGTGTTTGCACTCCACGTAGTGCCGTTCCAAATGGGCAATTTGCGTTGTGCAATGCAGTTAATACGGCGTGCGCTTTGGCCTGATATATTATTGGTGGCGCGTATGCGTATCGCCAGCATGGTTAAATCGCCATAGTCTTGACCATCAGGAATGTAGGCACGCAACGATACCCAATTAAGCTCATGGCCGTAGCGCGATGCCGTTTGCTTAGTATCGGTGCGCGTCACTTTTGCCTCATAACGGGCTTTAGTTACGGCATACTTAAAAGATTTTCGCTGCGGCGTGCCGGTGGCCGCACTAAAGCTTTCTTCGCCCAAGCTCACCCAAGCGCCGAGTGCAACGCCAGCATCATTAACAATACGCACTTCAACTTTAAACGACACTGAAACGGCGTTAAATCCACCATTGTCATTGGCGTAATATAGCCCTCTAGGCGCAACAATATCCACAGCGATTGAATTCGTTTGTGTGCCCGCCTGATTTGCCATAAATGGCCCAATCGCTGTATTAGTCAGCAACTCCTGCCCTGATACCTCATTGGCTGTGATCACGTTGGATGGGAACAATGTCACCTGTGCGCCGGGATTGATTACCTCATAAGTTACCTCGGAAAAGCTTGTAATGGCGGTGTCTTCTATCCTGAGATTGCTGACGTCATACTCGCCTTGGCCGATACAGAAAAGTTGATATAAATACTGCTCGTTACCTGCGTACTCGGTGTAAGGTTGCGCGGCGAAATCTGGAAAGATTAAATGCTGGCCGTACAAAACGGGTATAGATTGCCCAATGCGTGCGCTATTGCCTTGTGCGTTTAAGTTGTAAGTAGGCGAGGCCGCCGCGCTGCCTTGTGCTTGCGATGAACTGGTGGGTCTTGGTGGTGGGATTAGCGCATTAATCAGGGCATTACCAACAAAGCCAATGGCGGTACTGGCTAATGATGCAAAAGTAATGCCGCCAAACGCCTCAACTGCAGCCAAACTATTACCCACTAATGCTGCACCAAGCCCCGGTGCAGCAATAGCTAGCCCAATCATTAAAATCATTTTTAACGGATTAGAGCCGCCGCCACCGCCTTGCGGCAAGGTGATAAATGCGACGACATCGCCATTATCTACCGTACGCTTCCAGCCTGCATTGGCACGTAATACGGGCGCACCATTCACCAGGCAAATAAAAGGGCTTGGTGTTTTAGGCGCGAGCTTTTGCAAGCTGCTACGGCGTTTAATTTGTACCTGTTTTCGGTCACGCGATGGGTCAAATGGGTTGTTGGCGTAAATTACGGTTGCAAGCATGTGTATGCGCCTAAAATGTTATAACCCATCAATCGAATATTGGCCGCGCTGCTAAATACCACGCCCGCGCCTTTTACAGCATGTAGCAAACCGCCACCATCCACATCAAGCCAAACGCCCACATGGGTAGGCTCTTTACTTTGACTCAGCAATAGGCAGTCGCCATCTTGCGGAATCGCGACTTGTTGCCAGCGGGTACGCTCATCGTTACTGGTAAAGGCTTGCACTACGGCGCGCACGTTGTCTGCATCTACATGAATCGCGCTTAATTCACGCTGGTAATGCAACTTTTGCACATAACGCACCAGACCCCAGCAATCAAATGCATCAGGGCCTTCTTTTCCAGACTCCCAAGGCTTACCCAAATAGTTAAATGCCCAGTGCATTAGCGAATCAGCCCTGGGAATCGTGAGGCGGTGTATAGCTCACTTGGAAATGCCTTGTTTGCCGCATCGCCATAACTAGCGCGGGCGGTCACTTTAAAATCGTCCGCTTCAACATGCGTAAGCGTTAAAGTTAAGGGTGGATTCATTTGCGGGGCGGTATCATCCGTGCTTAAATAAGGCCGATACGTCACTTCAACTTTATAAGGTGAAGCTACAGCCAGCGCTAAGTTGTCCTCAATTTCGCGGCTCACGTTATCCATGCTAATCATAATTTCAGGCGTGGCGCTGCTTTGTACTTCAGGTAGGGTAAAATCAAACGCAAAGCGAATAAACGTGACATAACTGCTAGGGTCACTAGGGGCGGAGGCTTCTAGCTTTAAGGAATGATCTACATGGTCAAGCACCACGCGGATTGGCTGCGTAAAGTTGGGGTGGCGAAATTCAAGCGTATGCAATATGACCACATCACTTGGGGCGCTGGCGTAGGCTTCTTTGAGTGCTTGCTGTAAGCTAATGTCAGGCATGTTTTATCCTTTTACATCCAGTTTTGCACTGACCAGCCAATTCATGCCAGGCAATATTTGATATTGATATTTCGCTGAGACAAAACGTGCTTCATATTCATTTAATCCATCGCCAATATCGAGGATGATCCAAAACCAATCGACCCCAGATTGAATATCTGTTTTGAAAAATGTCTTGAATATTTGCATCTCACTGGCTTTAAATTTCCAGTTAACACTTAAATCATCCGGGCAATCTGTAAAACGTTGCCTTTGGCGCGCTGGCCCAGAATCAAAATCAGTTCTTAATACTTTTGCGCCGATCTCGCCCTGATACCCAGACATGTTGGGAGACGGTAATATTATTGGCCACGTTAACATTAGTAACTCCCTGCCGCTCGGTTAAGCCCGTATTGGCGTTCCATCGTTGGCGCAATGCCGCGACCTTGACTGATATTGCGCCCCATCATGCCCTCAATCTTTTCCACCATAATATCTAGCGTAAGATTATTGCCGCTTTGCGTTTGGTTCACTTGCCCGCCATTACCCGGTGATTCAATTAAATTCACCACCACATTCGTACCGATGGCACCTTCTGCGCTCACGCCTAACTTGCCATCTTTGCCGCGTTTAAGTGGGAATATGCCCTCTGGCCCTGCTTCCCCCATCACGTTACCTCCACTGGCAAACATGGTGGGTTGGCTAACTATAGAGCCGCTATATTGTGAAATTCCAGCACCTTCGTACACGTTACCTTTTGCATTAAAATTCAATAAACTGCCAAAATCAAAGCTGCCTAAAAGATTATCCATCGCGCCCATCAATGGATTTGTAACCATACGGCGCAGGAGCATGCGCTCAATATCTTGGCCTATGCCGCTGAGTACATCGCTGAATTTTTTACCGCCGATTACTGCATCTTCAAAGGCGCTGGTGAAGGTCATGCCTAGCTCTTTAGCCATGCTTTTATTTTTATCTAGGTTGGTAGACTGTTTTTTTTCCTCGTCGCTTAAGCGGCGAAGGGCATCAATCTTGTCATCAATCGCCTGGATTTGAGAGCCAGATAAATCAGACTCTTCAACAAGCGCTTTGCTTGCTTCTAGCTCGGCAATGGTTGCCTCTAGCCTGGTGTTTTTAAGCGCCTGCAAGGCTTCATCACTTAAACCATATTCTTCTGCTTGCGCCTGCAAAGCTTTGATTTTTTCTTCAATGGCAGCGGTATCAGTTTGCATTGAGTCAAGATCATCAATATTGCGCTGGGTACTTTGATTCAGTATCGCCGCATGTTCAGCCCATGCCTTATCATTGGCCGTGGCTAATGCCTCAATGGCTTCTTTCTCATCATTTTTAGCTTTAATGGCCGCTTCGGTTTTAAGCGTGCTTTCCAGTTGAATGAACAAGCCTTCTCTTTCACCCTGGTTGAGTTTCAAGCGGCCATTCAATACTCTGCCCATCGTTTCATAGCTGAATTTTTGCAGATTGGTAAGCTTGTCAGTACCATTAGCCTCAGCCTGTAATGCGGCGCTGTATTGGTTGACCTGCTGCGTTAAATTTTCGTAATCGGATATTTTATTAACGGCGGCTGACGAGTGTTTTTTGTTATTGGCAATATCTTCATTGTGGCGAGCATCATAACCACCCTGTTTTTTAACTACATTAAAATTAGGCGCGGGTGATGCTTGAGTTTGATAGCCATTCGCTGGCTGGAACTGTGACTTTGGTAAAATGCCTAATTCTTGCCTTAATCTATTAATCTCGGATTTGTCTTGAGCAATTAACCAATCTGGAGTCGTAAAGTTGTATTCTTGTTGCTGATCCAACAATCTTTTAAGTCTGTATTCTTGGGCAGCCTTGTTGGAGATTTGCGGCGGCATTAACTTGACTATATTATTTAAGGTCTCGGCGCCTACAAGCGCAATTGTAATCACCCCAGCATCCGCAATATTTTTCTTAAACTCCAGCCAAGTATTGCTGAGTTGATTAAGTTGTGCTTGCGTGCCTTTTGCGGCATCCTGCGGCGCATCGCCCAGTGTGTTTTTCAGCTCTTTTGCTAGTTTTGGCAAAAAATCATCGGCCATGATAGTGCCGCTTTCCAGCATTTTGCCTAATTCAGCCGTAGTGACACCCATGCCGCGTGCAGCTGCCTGAAATGCCCCAGGCAAGCGTTCGCCCAACTGGCCGCGCAACTCTTCTGCGCTCACTACGCCCTTGCTCATCATTTGGCCAATGGCTAACAGCGCGCCTTCTGTTTCTGCGGCTGATAGCCCCATCACGGTAGATGCCGAGGCGATAGATTCAAAAATATCCCGTGTTTTTTGACCTTGCATTGAAGTGCCTACAGAAGCGGCTGACAGTTTAGCGTAAGCGCTCGCAGTACTATTTAACTCCAAACCAAGCCGCGTAGAAACCTCACGCAGATAAGCGATCTCGGCTACGGCACCCGCAGTGCTGCCAGTCGTAAATTTGAAAGTGTTATTTAGCTTTTCAGTGGCAATGCCTGCCTGGATAATACTTTCAGTAAAGTTTATAACTTCGTTGAATGCAAATAGCCCAGCGCCATAATGGCCAATTTTAGCGAGAGCACCTGTCAGGCGACCAGCCCCATCGGCAGAGTCATCTAAATTAACCTTGGCTTTTTTTAGCGTATCGTTGAGCTTATCGGTGCCACTGGATGAATTTTTAGCCGCAGTGCCCAGCGCATTCACAGCGTCTATGGCTTGTTTTGCGGCTTGATTAAAGTCGCTGGTATTGGCTTTAAGTTTAATACCAACTACAATCTCAGACATCACTTAACTCCGTTAAAAATTAGAACCTAAAACAATATGGAAAAAGCCATCATCACCGGTGCCATACGCGGCGCACTAATCATTCCTACCGCCTTCTGTTTTATTGCTGTTTTGAGCGGACATTCCTTGTTTTGGCTTATCCCACTCATATTATTTGTGCTGTTAATTAGATCACTCGCCATTTAATACTTGTTTGGCTGCCAGCTCCATCACTTGCAAACCATCAAAAATTTCAGCGGTATCTTCTATTTTTAGTAGTCGCAATGCGCTTTCAATCGCCGGGTAATTAAGCCCTTGGTAAAAAACACCGCCAAAACCCGCGACTATATTCCATTGATGCTTAACCCGCCAAAACACTTCAAAGGTTGGCCAGTTTTCTGGCCATATTGGAAAGGCGTCACTGGCAACATCACCCAGCACTTGCTGA